TTTAAGACTAGAAAAGACACTGTCCGAGCACCTTAAGGGGTGTGGTTGCCATGATACCTCCGATGAAAAAGTAATGCTTAACGGCAATGAAACCGAGATTGAATGTGAGGCTTGTAGTGCTTAATCGTTATCGCTTGCGCCAACCATGTCGGCTAAAGACGGAGCGAATATTTTAACGTCACGTCTGATGTGTTCCTCTTTCGTCGCCGTATTTGGATCAGATACGTCATTAGTGGCGTGTTCTTCTGAATCATACTCTTGATTTGTTTCTGCATTAGTAATTGTAGTCTCTGAACGACATCTTATATGGGGAACCATGCGACCGTTCCCAGCATCAATTTCCCCCAAGACTTTTGCTTCCTCTATGATTTTAGCCATTTAATTTCCTATTTAATTCAAGATTAAAACTTATCACAATTCTATCCTCTTTTGAATTGTTAATTTCCACTTCATGATTAAGCCATGAGGGAAAGAAAATCAAGTCGTTTGGCTTGGGCGCCCATGACACACGGTTACTTGTATGAATGCTTTCGTTTGGTTTTTTGGGGGGAGATATAACCTCTGCTTGGGGACGCGGATCATGAAAAACGAGAGCCCCGCTATCAGTGGGTATTTGCAAATAAAAAACGCCCGATAAATAATTGAATGGATGGTTATGCAACGCGTTTCGGCTTTGTGGCTTATTAATGACGGCCCACATCCCGCTCATTTGAGGGATCATATGATCCTCCACGGATAAATGATCCATAGCTTCTTGCCCTAAATTTATAATTTCTGATTTTAACGTTCCGAACCGTTCATCTTCATAAAGATGGTCTTCACTGTGCCAACCATCCTTGTTTGATTTTTTTATGCCTTCGGGATCGTTTTTTTGAATCTCTTTAATAACGTCAATAAGACTTTCATACCCCGCAAGATTAATGGAAAAAACGGGCGTAATAAATAAAGAGTGAAGGTCGATTACAAGTCCCCTTTTGTTATTTCCAATACACTTAAAGTTATGTGAATTTCGTTGGCGGCATTCGCCGTAATTTTAATCAAGTCCGATTCCTCCAGAACTAAAGGCTGTGATAAAACTTCATAGGTCGTATCGGTAGCAATAGTCTTACCATGAGTAATTTTATAGGTTGCCGAAGCACTCGTATCTGTCCATTCGATAGTGTACTCGGTGGTGTTCGCTGAATCATTGCATATGATAATGGACTTAATTACCCCCGTGGTTGGAAAAATAGGGGGAGTTCCCGTAACACCAGGGGCTGCCGTTGGAACGGTGTAAATGGTCGTTGGATCAGTTGTGGTTAAGTCAACGCCCGCGTTTTTAAAGGTATCAGCCAAGGTACCAACTCCTTCCCACGGACTTGTCTTCTATGTCTTGCGCGTAGGACGTATTTAAACTTAAAATCAATTGTTCGAGTAAACGGACCATTTGATCAAATTGGCTTGGTTGGTATTCAGGTGTGGCGTTGGGTAATCTGGTAATTGTTATTTTAGCCATTATCTTCTTCCGTCTGGTCTCAATTGTAATTTCATGGAGCCTAGTCTCCAGTTAGTGTCATCAACGGTATTGGTAATAAAGTTCAATTTTACCGACCGTCCCCTTCCTCTTACATTAAGTTTGGTGACTGTGCTAGTTACATTTCCTGATGTTATTTGGCTCGTGGTTGATTGGGGGTAGTCCTCCAAAGTCAACGTAACCGCCAAATTATTCGTTAAATTGGTAAAATCGGGGACAAATTTACTCACCGACATAAACTGATCGCCGTCCGCAATTTCAATGGATCCCGTTGTGAGGGAAGCCGCTAAAGCGGTTCCGTCTGCTTGGTTATTTCCTATTTCATGATTGTACACGTAAGATGCTCCCGCCGTCACGCCAAAAGGCGTATCACTTACTCCCGTGCTTGTTGTGGCATTAGCCGTTAAGGCCGTATCGTATTCCGTCGCAATGGGGTTTTCATACGTATAATTTCCAAGGTAGGTGGTTCTTCCCAAAGTTGACGTATACCACGTTCCTTCAAGATAATTGTAAATAACAACTCTATCGATTTGCGTTGCGCTGCTTGAGGGATAGTACCACATGATTTCATTAAATTCGGGGTTAATACCACAAGCAATATCATTTTTATTTGTGTAGCTTAAATCATCATACACATAATCTTGTACAGAGCATGCCATTTTTTTAACAACACCATCATACGTATAGAAGGCATCATCGCCCATCCAAAAGGCTTGGCCGTTGACGTCTATGCAGGCGTGTTGCGCTATCAGTCCGCAGTTGGCCCCCAATTGCCGTTGACCAAAAGTAAAAGGCGTTCCGACAAACTGAATACCGTGTAAGGATTGATCGGTCCATACAAGGATTTGACCCGTTGACTTAACTCCTCCAATAATTCTTGATCCGTCCGCAATACGAAGAGATCCCGCTTCATTTGTTGCTTTGGGCGCCCACTGCGTCAAACTTTCACGATCAGAAAATCTAAAAAATAAATCATCTTGGGTAGCGTTATCTGTAACTGTTGTGCATGTGCCAAATAAAAATAAATGTCTTGTATCGGAGGATACCAAGTTAAACCGAGAAGCAACGGGTGCTGTCGCACCGAGGCTCACGGCCCTAGTTGTTGTCCCTCCCGACGTGTCCCATTGGTAAGTGCCCCCGTTTAAAACGGTAGCAATCAAGTCCTCGCCAAAATTATCCAATGACCATTGACGCGCAAAAATGGTTACACTTGAAGAAGACCTCGGTGTACCCCATGTGCTTAATCCCCATGTTAAAACACCCCAACCATATCCATAGGTAGATGTAGCGGGTCCAACACTAATTTGATAGGTCGCGGTTACCGATCCTCCCCCACTAGCGGTTGTTCCCGTAGCGTTAGAAGAATACGTTATTTTATAAGAGCCAGCATCAACAATTTCCGTAATTTCAAATTCATTATTAAATTCTATGCCATCCACAACATTGTTGGTGGTAGTGTCATCAAATGTAACAAAGTCGCCTAATATTGCTCCATGCGATGCATCAGTTACAGTCACGATAGGACTACCACTTACCGTTGCAAAAGGGTTTGTTAAGGAAGCCGTTTCCCGAATGGGCGTAATGTCATAAATAGCCCCCTCAGAATATAAATAAAGTTTTCTATCTGTGCCAAGAGCCATATATCTTGTACCATCCAGACTAAGCCATGAATGCGTATCACGGACCACGCCAATGAGGGTTTCATTGGGATTGGGAAGGTATTCCCACCCCTTCCACCTTTCGGGTTTTCCGTAATGAAATCGAACTAATTCAGAATCGACGTAACGCCGATCGTCGCCCGCCGCGTAAGGGGAGTCTTGCTTGTCTACACCTGGCTGAAATTTTAAATCGGTTAATTGCATGGCATCACATACTAAATTATTTCTTCTTCTGTGGCAAGAATTGAGTACCTACGTTCCCCTTAAAGGCATATGTACCGCAATGTGTCAAGCCACTTGTTATGTCCGCATAAACGGATCCCCCTATTTTTTGCCATAGTCTACAGAAAGCGTAATCTTCCGACAAGTATCTTTTTGTATCGGGGTCTATCATTGTGTCAAAAAAAGCGTAGTTCCACTCCGACGTGTCATGGTAATCAAATTGTGTGTCATGGGGACTGCCTAGATGTTGATCCGACTTGAATTTTAGTTCGGGATACGCTTTAGCCATTTTTTCAAATACTTGTTTTTTAATCAACATAAATCCCGTCGCGCCGTCCAATACCTCTATAAACCCGTTTTTTACCTCCACTCGTTCGGGATTTTTTACATTCAAATTATACTGTAGTGAGGCAGCGTGCAGTTCATCCTCACTTATGTCATTATTTTCCTTTACCCGTCTTTTTATTTTTCGCCAATCAATTGTCTTGCGGGGGTATACTCCCGTCACAACTTCCTTGTCTAACTTTAACATTCGCATAATGGTTTGAGGATTAAACCCTATATCCGCGTCAATAAATAAAAGATGGGTACAATGAGGCTCGTCCATGAACAGTTGCACCAAAGTATTTCTTGCACGCGTTACCAAGGATTCATTTCCAATTGTTCCGAATTGCAGTTCAACCTTGTTAACGGCAGCTACGGTTGTTAATTGCAAACAACTTTTAAAATATTCCGCCGTAATCATCCCTCCGTAACACGGAGTGCCTATAAACAGTTTAGGGGAAGAGGGCATTCGTTAATGTATCCATGTTACAATGGCGTGTCTATCCCCCTTTGAAACGGGGGTAATGGAATGAGGGAAACAAAAATTGCTCGGAAACACCACGGCGCTATACGCTTTCTTGGGAACAGTGTGTTCTCCCTCCAAAAAAGAAAAATCCCCTCCGTCATAATTATCGTTAAGGATCAAAGAACATGTCAGTATGCGCGGTTTATTAAATGGAGACTGATCAACATGATCCTTGTACTCTTGGGACTGCGAGCCCATGTAAAGAACATGGTCGTATCCACTGCTTTCGAGTTTCACGGAATTAAAAAACCTAAACTCCTTGATGTACGATTT